CTACAGGGACGTCCCGACGCCGCGCGGTGGGGCTTCGGTGGCAGCGCTACGCTCGCCCCCAAGCCCCACCGCTTGCTTACCCACGTTCACCGCTTCACTGGCACCACCAAGGACATAACCGGCCATGTTCTGATTGATTGGGCCGCTCCAGGGCGTAACGAGATCGCCGTCTATTTCGCACTGGTACTGGAAACCCATGCTGACAGCCTCGCAGTTCTCCAGCGGCTCATAGCGCACGCCACTAAGCGACGTAAGCATGACCACGTCGCGCATCTTCTTTGAGTCGGGGTCTACCCGTTGCATATGGCCCGCAACGCGCCAGACGGCTGAATAGCCACGCTTGCGGGGCGCGCCGGACTGAGAGCCAGCCCCAGCAGCAGGCGCCATGTCGTCGGGCCAAGGATTGCTAAGCTCCATGGGCTTGAATTCAGGCTCAGGCGACACTACAGCCACCGGCTCGGGATCCCGCGACTCGAATGACATGCCATTGGCGAAGAACTTGCCGATCTGCCAAATCATCAGACCCAGCAACACCGGCGACACCAGGGTAAAAAGCATCAGCGGCGATCGCCAGATAGAAGCGCGACTATCGGCCTTGGATTCATCACCCACTTGGCCGGTCAGGCTCTTTGTCGCGCTCTGGTAGTACTGATGAATCGACTTCTCATAACGGTCAAAGACACTACGCAGAAGGCGCGATTTAGGCGGTCGCTGGCCCTTTGCAGCACCCTGATAGATATCGACGCGAAACCGCTTATTCGCGCCTATGGCGGTCAGCTTTACGCTCTGGTAAGTGGTATCGACCAGCATGGTCGCGAAGGCGGCAATCTGATCGAGGTCTTGCGTCACCAACACAATACGCGTGCTGTTTCCCTCTTCATCAACCAAGTGCCGATGTTCGGCCAAGAATTCCTTATCACGAAACGGAACCTTGGCAGCAGGCATCCCTTTCGGCCAACGGCGCCATAGTTCATCCAACACAACTACCGAACCGTTCGGCACATCCTCAAAGAGCTTTTCGTTCTTGTACCAGTCGTGCGGCAACTGGCGTATCTGATCAGGGTATTCGCTGTGAGCCAGCTCAGTTAGCGGGATATTGGTTATCACCAACCGACCCTGTTTGAGACTCGGCAGTATCGCGAACTTAACGACCGAATAACTCTTGCCGCTTCCAGGAAGCCCCACATATGCATCGATAGCCATATATCACCCAATTAACGGAATACGCCGCAACAAGAAACGCAAGATGAGTGCAGACATAACCATCGCCAGACCCTCAGGAACTGCGAACAGACTTAGCATCCAAAGCACATTACCGCCAATGCCGCTCATATAGCCCTGAGCCGTATTGATAAAGTCAGGGACCGGAAGCGCTTCCAGAACACCGGCAAGCGCATCGAGCAGCATTTCCCATATCTTCAATGGCAACCAAAGGAACAAATCTTTAAGCCATTCAGCGAAATCACTCAACATAATCAAGCCTCAAAGAATGTTCTAACAGCAACCAATGCCCATACCGCCAGCATGATCGCGCGAAGCGGCCCAAACCATTCCGCCGCCCAGGCACACATCGGTTGAAATGAAAGTGTCCCCAGCATCGGAACAGTAAAAGAGCCAAACGAACAGGAGCCACCGGAGCCAAACGACAAGCCGCGAGCAGCCTCGACTATTGGAGAGCCCTCAACTCGACCCATGAATTGCGAGGTGGTTTCGCCGAACGAACCAACGTCTTCGTTTTCAGGGCCACCAAACTCTTCTTCCTCGCCCTCTTCACCACTACCTTCACCAGAACCGGATCCAGAACCGCAACCAACTCCAATACAATCTTTTAATCCGTCGCCGTCTTTATCATCCTTACCATCAGTTGAACAATGCGGCCCCGTACAATCACTACTTTGGCTAGTAGTTTTGCCGTTAGCATCCTTAATGATGGTCGTTTTATTGTTTGTGGTTTGAGTAGAACAACTATAAGCACCGGTGCAAACTGTTTGAGTTATCTTGTCGTTCTTGACCGATGTAGTGGAGCCGTCAGAGTTATTAGTATCGGTGACAGTTGTATCAATTGTAATGCCGTTAGATGTCGGCGCCTTGCCGATACACTTAAAGACGCCATTAACTGTTCCGCAACTGGATTGACCCGGTATAGCATTCCACTGGCTTGAACTACAAACGCGGCGACCCTCACCGTCTTCTACATAAACACATGGTTTTTTGTCATTCTGAATTGGAGGCTCTTGCGGAGGCGGACACGGCGCCGCAGGGTCGCACACACCATCATCGGTAGAGCCCGGTGGCAAAATCGTTAGACTGCCCTGGCCTGATGTATTACCAGTAAATTTAACGTCAACATTGCATTTGTTAGAGCTCGATTGAATAGAGCCACCAGTTGAGAACTTGCGGACAGGAGCCATTTTACAGTGAGCAACACCATAAGCCTGAGCTTCACAACCCCCAACATTGATAGGCGGTGGAGTTATAGGATTTCCATCATTATCGAATGTAACACGTATGGTGGTAGGGCCAGTTCGACCAGAGAGGCTTTTGCACTGTGATGGCGTATCTGCATTAACATAATCAACACACTCGCCAGACGCATTTGTAATATGTCCAAAGCCAGAAAGAGGAGTGCCTTCGCCCTCGCAAGCTTGACCACCCGGAATAGTGCAAGAACCTATGTCGGGGTCATATACGCCTGAACATGTATCGCCGATCCGCACAATTGCATATGAAGTATATATCCAGCCAGTCATATCGCGGACAAGGCAAGTTGCCTCAGCAGGATTGCTGGACATACTTAACTCATTACCACCGCAAGCCGCCTTGGCCGATGGGTAATGCGGACTATTCGGAGCATTCTTGCGCACCCAATAATATTCTTGAGCAGATGCGATAGAGCTAAAAGAGAAAAATGCGAGGGCCACAAGAAAGAAACGCATGCACTTACTCATTGTCAGACCCTCCCAAATACCGCATAACCACACAAGGCACCCAGCATCAGGAATGACCACATATACAAATCAATCATCGCCATAACTTTGCCTCCCCCAATGAAAAGGGGGCCAAGCGGCCCCCGATTCAATCTTCCGCCATTAGCGACGGATAACGCCGATCAGCATTTGACCACCCTTGAACGCCACGTAAGCGATGCCCAGGGCCCCGAAGATCACACCAGCACCAGTGACGATTGCAGCGAAGTCCACAGCGCCAGTGATCGCAGTTACCATGCCTTCCATATTTTTACTCCTTGCTCGGATTGTATATTGCGTTAAGTAACAAACGACCCGCGATGCCTACGACACAACAAAGACCAACTAGGCCAAAGCCGTATGCAAACATCGCCGCCAAATCCGCGAGCGGCAATTGGCTTGGGTCGAATGGTTCCGGTACTGCCATCAGATGCCAGATACCTGAACACAGTGGGGCGCCATCATTTGCGATAGTTACTGTTCCTTCACAGATGAGAGCGCCGGAAGTCATTAATCATTTACCTCGCAATGCGCCGAAATCGCTTGTTCGAACGCCTGTTCAATTTCCGGGAAAACTCCTACTAACTGCCACATCAAGACAACAGCGGCAGTAATCACGCCGAACATGAACGGAAGCGCCCAATGCCAAAGCAACGCGACGAAGTAACGACGCTTATTCATTTGAATTTCCTTTTGTTGCGAACTGCGATTCAGAACAGTCCGGGCAACTGGTGAAGTAGGGCGGCAATCCAAGATCGGGCAGCAGGTCGCTTTGCGGCGCTGGCTGCGCCATGAGCTTGCCCATGTCGTTGCCGCAACCATCACAAAGCACTTGATCGACGATCAGCATTGGCACACCCTCACAGCTGCGGCGTTCATTTAGTGAAGCTCCAAGTGATGAACGCTAAAAGGAACGCACCAGCTGCGACACAAAACGCCATGAAGTCGTATTCGTTCATGCGGACACTACTAAAGCTGGACGATTAGTTAGCCTTAACCGGGTCGGTAGACTTGCCTGCGCTCTGCTGAGCAGCCAGTTTCCGTGCCTCAACGGCAGGATCAGAGGCTTGACGCGCCGCTGGCTGGCTGGAAACGACCTTGACGAGCATTTGCGTGTTCGTGGTGCGGCCAAAACGGTTGGTGATGGGCCGAATCTGGCTTTCGAAGGTCAGGGCGACCGGGCCTTCGCTCAGGTCGATCTGTTCCAGGCAGGAAGCATCAGCGGGGTATTCGGTGACTTCGAAGCCCTGAGCGTTGCCGTTGCTACCGGCAGGAATCGGCGACAGGGCTTGAACGTTGGCACGGACTTCACCGGTTTCTTTCACCGTATAGAAGTCTTTCTTGATGACGAACAGGCTAGTAATGGATGTTGCTGCTGGGATTACGAACATTGATGCTTCCTCGCTAATTGCCCTTTGGGCTTGCTGTTTCCATTGGCCTCTTTTGGCTCTATTGCCTTGGCCGTTGGCGTTGATTCGTGTTCTTTCTGGCGACCCCTTACGGGGCGAGCTCTTGCCGTCCCGGCGCTTAAAGCAAGAGCAAAAGCGCTTCCTCGGCCTCAGGCTCAAGGGCGGGGGTTCCTCATCCCTCACCCCTTTGCCATCTCATCGGTCGCTCAGGACCGTAGCCCTACACCTAACCCCTGCAAGGGTTCGCTACGCCGCTTCGCGCCCTTGCAGGGGCTAGGCTTCGGGCTCCTTTGGTCCCGCGACCGACGACGATGGCGACGGGGCGGGGGATGAGGGAGAGGAGGTGTCAGACAGTCCGTCAGGACAGCCAGCCGCTACCCACTGAGCTAGAACGGCACCGCCCAGGGACCAGAGGTCCGTTCCACGGCTGATGGCTTCCTCACTCAGTGCCAACTTCACCGACGATGGGGCGACGACATAGAACCGGACGTCTTTGTCTTCTATTTGCGCAAGGCGGGGCGGAATCATGGTCAGGGCTCCAGTTCAAAGGGCTCGTGTATGGGCACGTAGGGCGTTGGCTTGCCACTGTCGTGAATAACGTGCCAGTACTTCGGGGGACGGGCGTTCGGCTCGTGTTTCGCGCAGGCAAAACGCGGGGTCACTTGCCAGCGACCATCGACCAGTCGGAGTAACGCGGGGCGGCATTGGTCGCATGGTGTGAACCGGGAGGGAGCGGGAGTTGCCGCTTCGATCCTTGACCAGCAGACAGAACAGTCGCAGTCCGAGTTGTGCGGCAGACGCAGATACCGAGACAGAGACATGGGTCATTCCCCCACCTCAAAAGCAGCCAATGCAGCTCGCGATGAGACCAACGCATCGTTAAGCAGGCCAATATCAGCCGGCACTTTCGCCAGGAACGGCAACAGCTGATCTAACGACGCAACGCACAAGCGCAGCGCTTCCACCAGATCGGCCTGAACGACGGGATAGCGAGAATTCAACCAATCCCTCATCCGAATGGCGTCAGCCTCTCCGACGCTAATGGCGACGGCTTCGCCGAACTCCCACTTCACCCGCGTCAGCGCAATGCCATTCTGTACGTCTTCGATCAGCTCGCCCTGAATGCCGAATCCAGGGCATATAAATTTCAGGCCACTCATGCCGTCCACTCCTGTTCAAGAAGCCACGCACGGAACTGGACGCAATTGATCATCCGGCGCTTGCCGAGCTTGACCGAGGGAAGAACGCCGCGCTTGGTCCAGGCACGAGCCGTATCGCAGGTCACACCGTTGCGTTCAGCCCAGTCTTCGATGCACTCAACATCCTTTTGCACCTCAACGAGGCGGCTAGCGTCTAGGGATTCCAGTTCCATTGTCATGGTCATTCCGGCACTATTTGGGTCATTGGGAAGCCGATTGAACTAGCTTCATGTATTAAGGACATATGCCAATAGTACATGAGAATGCTAGCATGTCCATATTACATAAATGGTATTTTCGAATGACTGATGGGGTTTCTAATAGAGCCCTTCTATTGCTGGAAGCGACAAGCCTGAAAGAGCTTGCCGAGGTAAACAGCAAAGAATATGTGCGCTGGCAAAACATAAAGCGGGGCAAAGCGAGAATCGGCGCAGAGGAAATAGAAGCGCTGGCGAACTTATATAAGAGCTACCGATGGTGGCTTATTACAGGTGACGTTATGCCCGACAAAGGGCAAACAAGCCCAGAATATGATAAAGCAAATCGAAACTTGCAAACTCAAAGCGCGGGATAGCATTAACAGAACTAGCAGCTAAACGATGGTTCCGGCAAAGGAGTGCAAAAGTATGAAATGGATAAGCATTGCACTGTTATTGATAGCATGCAGTCATTTACAAGCAGGCGAAGCTAGATATACAGAAACAAGAGTTACATATATAGGGAAAGACGGCTATCGAGATATTGCGGTATGGCATACAAGAAACAACACTCTAATACCTGAATCCATATGTGAAAATGAAATACCAGAGTCTGATAGATTCTATCTTTGCCTAGAAGGAGCAAGGAGCTATATGGCCTTCTTATGCTTAGTTAAAGACACAAGTTACGCGTGCGATGGCTTCAGGCAAATAACAAGCAGGGGGGGCTTTCAAGCGCATCGAAAAAAAGTGAATTCTGCACCCTTCAGCCGAGAAGCAGTGATATTTGACCGAACAGTGCTGGATTAGGTGTCGAAAAAGTGTCGAAAACAAAGGCCCAAACAGACCTTAATTGACCCAGCAATCAGACGGAACGCCAACAACGACGCACATAGACCGTCAATGACACCATCCGGCGATAGCTATAAACTCTCGGACCTTTACGCCGAGCCTGCCGGTGCACCGGCCGAACCACCCAGCCAGCCATGAAACCCATCCAGCTCCCTCTGGGCGTCCGTCTGCGCGACGACGCCACCTTCGCCAACTTCTACCCTGGCGCCAATGCAGCCGCGCTCGGCTATGTCGAGCGGTTGTGTTCGCCTGCGGCGGGCTGGTCCGATGAGTTGATCTATCTCTGGGGGCAGGCCGGTGTCGGCCGTAGTCACCTGCTGCAAGCTGCCTGCCTGCGGGTGGAGGAGCGTGGAGAGCTGGCGGTCTATCTGCCGCTGGCTGAAGTGGCCGAATATGGTCCCGCCTTGCTCGACAACCTCGAGCAGAGCGAGCTGGTCTGCCTGGACGATCTCGAGGCGGTAGCCGGGGACGCGGTATGGGAGGAGGCGCTGTTCCATCTGTTCAACCGCCTGCGTGACGCCGGTCGACGGTTATTGCTGGCGGCTGACGCCTCGCCGCGGGAATTGTCGATCACGCTGCCCGATCTCAAGTCTCGTTTGAGTCTGGCGCTGGTTTTCCAGCTGCAACAGCTGTCCGACGAGGACAAGCTGCGCGCCCTGCAGCTGCGAGCCTCGCGTCGTGGGCTGAATCTGCCGGATGACGTTGGTCGCTTCATCCTGACCCGTGGCTCACGCAGCATGAATGCGCTGTTCGAGCTGCTCGATCAGTTGGATCAGGCTTCGCTGCAGGCGCAACGTAAATTGACCATCCCTTTTCTCAAGGAAACGCTCGGCTGGTAG